AATTTATTCTCCTTATATATTTATTAGTTTTGAGATAGGTTAGTCTATCCCACCACCTGTAGGTGCTGCAACGTGTCCGTAAATCATCCATTTACCAGGAATATATTCAGTGGGATTAGCTGGATCATGTACTTTACCAAAAACTGTTCCATCTTCCCGTTCCAATGCGCTATGTGACCATTGAGAACATATTCTATCTGTTTCTGTTTTTACTTTATCACAGGTTTTTGCATAAAAAGCAAAGAGTCCGGTGCGTGGAAGTTTAAAAGTAACTTGAGTTAATTGGGTTGCTCCTATTAAATATTTTCTTTCTTCCCCTTGATTCCACAAAAAGAAGTCATAATGAATATCAGGATAATTGTCATCGACAACGGCATCCCAGGCAATTGTCATATCTTTATCAGTTGATTCTTGGTATAAAGTTAAACTACTTATAGTTCCATCTTTTACCAGAGCAACATTTCTAACTCCCCACCAATTAGTTGCTGGAGGATTAGCTGTACAATTAAAGGTAATGATGTTTGTTAAATTGTCATCACACAATCTAATATCTTTAATTTTTATTGTTTGGGTTTCAGACCAAATCTCATTGCCTATAACTGGAAGGGTATGGACTTCTTCATTGTTTACCAGGACTTTGATTTCATCTACAATATCCATATCCCAAACTTCAAAGGTTAATAAATAGTTACCTCTTATTTCATAAGGAACTATGTAATTAACTTGATTGATGTGGTTTTCATCACCACCTTGAATCCTACCGTATGCACCGGCATCAGGCAAGGGTATTGGAACTGCACCGATTGCACCGGCGTCATAATTATTTGAGATTTCAGAAAGAGTTAAGTTTCTACCATAAATTGCTACCAGAAATATATCACCTAACCATGTTCGATCATCAGTTGGATAATTTAATTCGTTAAACAATCCAAAGTCATAAGTCATATCCCAATTAGTAAGATCTCCAGGTATTAATAATTCTGTGATATCAACTTTATTCATATACATTTCAGCATTACCATCTTTATCCCTGGTGTAGACTACATGCTGAAGTACTGGAGTTGCAGCAATACTTGCAGCAGCAGTTGATACACTTGGATTACTACCATTGCCAGGATTTTCACTGGTTCTAAATCTTTGATTCCAAACATCTGCTGATTGACCAAAGGTAAAATTACGATCTGCTGAATCTTTTGAAAAGCTGATAATTCGGGCAGGGCCTTCTTGAGTATTGTTTAATGGTTTAATCCATGCCTCTATTGTAATACCTTTAGTAGAAAATACATTTGGATCTAATTTAGTACGCAAGGCAGTTGCTTTAACAATAGTTGCTGCGGTTACACTTAAACCAGGATTTAACCATGTTACTTTAGATGGATCAGGAATAGTTAAATCAAGTTTAGGATCTACATTTGATTTATCATGTATTACAGTTCCTGTGGTTTCAGAAAAATCATATAATAAAAGTAAACCTTGTTGTGTTCTAATAGCGTTTGCTGGTAAATAATTAAATAGGATAATTAAAATAATTAAAAAGAATTTTTTCATATTTCCTCCATAAAAGTTTTAAAATTATATATAATAGAGTATATAACAAAAATAATAATTCAGGTAATATACTCTTGCCTAAATAATTTATTTCAAGCCAAAGTATAACTGGAATAACTGGAATTGAAATCTTCAATCACTCCATTCCCAGGCTTTAAGCCATCCAACAGCTTCTTCATAAGCTTCTTCATAACCATTGCCGAATCTTGAATACAATGGTTTTTGATGATCAGTAGGTAAATTGGAGTAACAATTATAACAAAATGAATTTCCAGGTTTTTTGTAATTACCACAGGCACATTGGTCACTTTTTAATTCTTCCAATAGGAATTTAGCGTCTGATATATTCATTTTCTCATATTTCCCCTTATTTGTCTAACAATTTCCTTTAGCTTTGTTTCAGCCTCTTTAATAGTATCATAAATCATAGGGATCTGTACCCCTGTCTTACTATCCTTTTCAACAACCGGAATCCAGGTTCCATTCTTTTTGCCCTGAATTTCAAATTTAATTCTTTTTTCTTCATCTTCAATAACATATTTTCTGGCTGTTCTAATACCTCCTCTTTTCATAATTTTGCCCCCAACATTTTCAAATGATATTTGATGTACTTCATTTGATTAGATTCGCCAATTTTGTAATTTTTTGATTTAAGATACTTGTAGCGTTTTTGTAATCGTTCAATGGATAGTCTTTTGCCTTCTTTTTCCTCCAGGTTGATCATTTGTTTGATAGATCCTTTTTTCATTTCCATACTCCTTTCTTAAATGGAATTATATCAAAAACTTCTTTACCAATAGAAGATAGGTCAATAGTTTCTTTAACTTTCATATCATAAGAAACAAACTGTAATGTTGCTCCTTTTAATTGGTGACTGAAGACTCTATGATGTGATAATCCTACCCAATAACCTCCACGTTTCTTATCTTCATATAAACCCCTGGTAAAGCCATTACATTGAGTTTCCTGGTTTTTATCGATATTGATTAATTTGAAAGTTCCGCTTTCACAAAAAACCTTTTCATTAAATTGATTAATAATCAATGAATGAGGAGCAGTAGTATATCTTAATAATTTTTGATTGGTAAGATCATAAACTGCACCTTTCATTTCTGCTTTATGTGTCCTCCAATCATTTCTTTTTTTAGCCATTTGCGTTCTTAATTTTTCAGTAGAAGATTGTTTCATATTTTTTCTTTTTGCTTCATGTTCTTCTTTTCTCATTATAAAATCTTTATTACAAATATTATAATCTAAAAACATGCATGAGTATACATTTCCGTTATTTATGCAGACATTATTGGCATGTAGCAGATCATCCCAAATATATTCTTTGCTCCAATCTAATTCCAATCTTTTATCAGAATCAAGATAGTCAAAATAAATATCTTCCGTGACTACCTTTGTATTGTGAGTAGTAATAACGGAAATACAATCGTTTTGAGTAGAACAGGCCAGGATCATATTATAGATTTTACATTTACATAATGGAGTGATTGAATGAATCGCTTTGGTCAAAGAAAGATCACTAATTGTTTGATTTCCATTATTTAAATCTATAATCAATAATTTACTACCAACTCTATGTTTAGGACAAAAAATACCTGCATACCAAAAGTTTTCATAGTAACACATTCCCGTTGCTCTATGAGCATTGGCCCCTTTTCGAGTATGTGTTTTAAAATCTAATTTATGAACAATTCGTTTTCTATCTGTATCATAAACATAAAACAAATCATTTAAATCAGTCTTTGTATTTGCTTTAGTTGTTATACTAATTAATAATTGCATTACTTTCCTTTTACATTCATAAAACCAATATTTGTATCTTTGATGTAGTAAATATCTTCTGTCTTAGCAAGATATTGCATGTAAAGAGGTACGTCAGTTAAGTTTTTAGTATGAATATCATGCCAAGCAATTTTGCCTCCACCATTTTTTTCTAAATAGGCAATTGCTTTTTCTGTATCAATTTTAACTCCATCAAATCCATGATTACCATCGATAAAAAAGAAATCAATATTTTCAAATCTATTGAAATCATAAATTTGAGAATTAGCATAAATAAAATCAACATTAGGTAGATGAATTGCATATTTGCACAAATGTTCTTTTTCTGCTCTTGTTTTAGTTTCATGTTCACTAAGAACTAAATCATCTTCCATATAATCCATTGTATGAATGGTTTTTTCTGAAAATTTTATTGCTATTTCATAAGTAGTTTTTCCATACCACGTTCCAATTTCAACAAAGTCTTTTTTACATGATTGTTTTATTAAAAACAATATAGCTGAAATATCAAATTTAGTTGTGGGCCTTCTACCAAGGTCTTGTATTTCAACTATTGGAATTTTTGGGGCAACATTTATAATCATTTTATATTCCTTTTTTATAAGACCAATTTTCACCTAAGAAATGAGATTGATGAAGATGTTTGCCTTCTGTTTCTCCAATGTGCTGAACAAATGAAGGACAGGAAACAAGAAAATATTTATTAGGATATTCATGTACTCCCCACTCCTGCAACCATAGATCGATACAAGCACCTTTCATTCCAACGGGTTTATGACCTTTTTCACGAAATTTAAACATATATTTGTCAATATTTTCAATACCATCTATAATATGTTTTACTGCTTTTAAAGCAATGTCTTTTTTAAATAAGATGCATTGTGTACCATAAAATTGTTGAAAAGATTGATTCCAATATTCTCTCTTTGCTTCAGTTTTTCTCCTCACTTCTTGATAAGCAGAATAGAAAGTAACCATTGGAACTTTATTAACAAATTTTTGATTCTTTGCTATATAAGCGTCAATTGATTCTAACCAATGCTTACAAAATAAGATATCATCTTCTAATTGAATGACATACTCACAATCTTTATCTTTGCAGTATTCTATTGATCGTAACCAATTTTCATTTCTGGTTATTTCTTTTTCTGTTCTATGAACAAATAGATTTTCTAATGACTCATATTTATTTAAATATTCAGAAGAATTAGGTTTACCATCAAATAAATGAAGTTCAAATGGAATTTTAGAGTTAAACAATCCAGAGGTAATCAGGCTTTTCATAGTAGTATATATGTAGTTTTCTTTTGGAGATCGATCTACAACTCGTATCGTAATAAAATATTTCATTAATTCTCCTTAAATAAAATCTGAGTGAGGATTTCCATCTACAATTTGCTGAATCATCTCATTATGATTTTTATAGTAACAAATACCTCCTTCACACATTTTTCCAGAATAAACAATTGGATTCATCCATGTTCTAATTATATCCTCAGTATCAGTTGAACAAAGTTTATACTTTGGTATTAATTTTCTTTCAAACATTTGAGTAGCACAGCAATAGTAAATGTTCTTATCGGTATTGATAAATGGTTTTATCCACATCATCCAACATTTTTCTGGAATAGAATAATTCTTTTCATGCCAAAAAATTCCAGCTTCATTAAATATTGAATTTAGTTTTACTACTTTGTCTAACACACGAATTTTATCAGCGTCATAAGAGTTATCAGGAATGATTCTTATATACTCTCCATTGAATCTATCTTTAAACTCTTTTAATTTTCTAAATGTATCATCATCGGTTTTATCGGTATAGACATAAGAAAATCCAAGAAAGGTATGTTTTGATATATTTGTAAAATTGAGTCTATCCTCTGAAGTGTAATCAATGGAGTTTAATGATACTCTGAGCCATGTTAAATTTTTAATGGTATCTTCTGTCAGATGCTTTTTTATATCCACTCCATTTGATTTCAATCCAATAGAATACCCAATTGATTTTGCATGAGAAATTATTTCATTGATCTGTTTATGTAGTGTAGGTTCACCACCTGTAAACTCTACTGATATTGCACCAAGGGTCTTGAATACGTTTAATATGTTTTTTACTTCTTCAAATGTGAATTCATAACCATCTCTTTTTTTATTTGAACAAAAATCACAATCAAGATTGCATTTATCGGTTAAGGAAAAGTGCATTGATATTGGTTTAAAAACACCATTTTTTATATCGTTTAATCGGGCTGTATGAAAAAGAAGCTTGGTTGGATTGCTTGTATAATTTTCTTTAAAATTGACACTCATTTTAAACCTTTGATACTGGAGTGGGATTGCTCCCACTCCAATATGATTAAATAACTTCACTTATGAATTCCTGGATCAGTTTTAATCTTTCTTCTGGAGTTCATCCAGCGCCGGTCTCAGGACGAGTTGTTTGTGCGCCCTTCATGATTTGCTGGAGAGCAGCAATAGCTGCACCTAACTCGTCTATGGTACGAGCAAGGTCTGCTTCAGCCACTTTCTTTACACCAACTGCTTCAGTTACATCAACACCTGCTCTTGGCAAAATGGCTTCTGCCAGAAATGCCTGACTGATCAGATTCATCGAGTGCTGATGTGAGGCGGCATTGAGTGCTGCCAATGATCCTGCCTGTGCAATACCTGAAGCGGTAGCGTTGGCAATTACCTTAAAGTTTGAATTTGCAACATCTGCTACAATAGTTTCGTCTAATGGCATGATTTATTTCTCCTTCATATTCTCAAGATTTTCCTCACTTTTTTTAATGATTGCCATTAAAGATTCTTCATGTTCTTTTACAAGATTAGTTAATGATTTTTGATAAAGATTAACTGTATCATTTAATGTCTTTTTATGTATGGCTATCATTTCTTCAAGGGAGTCTTGATACTGTTTAAATAGTTTGTCCATAATTTAAATCTCCTTTATCAGTTTATTTTTATTTACACCATCTACATCTGCATAAGCATCACCTCCTGACTTTAAATCCTTATTGAATCATCTTCTGAATGGTGAGTAGAAACTTCATAGAATACACAGGAATTGCCCTTACTACGGAAACGGTGTCTGCTGTAGGGTTTTACACGAATAGTTCCTTGAGGGTAAATAATACATGATACTCCATTAATATCTAATTCTAATACTCCTCTTACTATAAAAAACGTTTCATCTTTTTTAGGATGATAATGATACTTGCCATCAGATGACCATCTATGATGAACACAAGTAATCATTTTGTAGCAATAAAGTTCAGTATTAATAAACCAGATTTCCATTCCCCACGGTTTCATTACAAATGGATACATCATTTTTTAAACCCATTCTAAATGTGAAAGTAATAATAAAAATCCTTTGATTATAAACCAAGCTACAATAGATCCACCGACACCTATAATTATTCCAAACCAAAACAGAGGTGTAAAATCTATATAGCCTTTTTGATTCATTAGAAGAATCTTCCGACAATTGAGGTATCGTTAAACCAAAACATATTTTTAGGTTTCATTTGTTCTTTGTAATATTCATTCAATGCTTCTGTGACTCCAGGCCATCCTGCATAATCATGCCAAAAGATGATTCCATTTTTCTTAATCATCTTATGACCATTGTATGAATCATTTTTGCAGTTTTCATAGGTATGAGAAGCATCGATAAATAAAAAATCAATTTCATCTCTGTATTTACTGAAATTGATTTTAGCACTATCTTCCCAAATTTGATGTATTCGTTCGGTAATCTCCTGGTCTTGTCCTTTCCACAATTTAGCTTTATTACCTACATATCCACTTTCATCTAATCCTCTTAAATTACCTTTATCTTCTAATGGAAACTTTGTTCTGTGTTTTTTATTTTTTGGAAGATCAACAGTGGTAATAATTGCACCTTCATAATTGATTGCCATATTTAAAGTAGTCCTGCCATTGAATGTACCAAACTCCATAATGTGTTTTGGCCTAAACAAAGAAACAGCCATTACAATAGTAAATAATTCCGTTAAGGAAATATTACCGGAAACATATTTTAAACATTTGAATTTGATTGTGGTAAAATCATCGAGTCCTTTTTCTTCAATTAGATCAATGAATGGTTTCCTGGGGATAATAGGTTCAGGTCTATCCGTCATTTGGGTTGGTTCCTTTTTTAAGCAACGCTCTCAACGCTCTTTTTGCTATCATACGTTTTCGATAAGATTTGCGATTCTGAATTCCTTTACATTTTTTACAGATAAGGTTTTGCTGTTTAATTGCCCAATTACCCCAATTTTTACCTTTGATTAATTCTTTATCGCAAAATTTACAGGTAGGTTTTTGATAACGAGTGGTAAATCTTCTGTGCGCTCCACCGATATGTCCTGATAATGATTCCTTTCTATGAAAAATCTGTTTACAATATGGGCATTCAAATTCTCCATAATCTTTTTTAACCGCAATTTTATATCTGTAAATAGCCACATTAACCTTCCTTTTAAAAGAAATACCCCTATTGGAAGGGTAATTGAAAATATGTTATCCAATAGGGGCATATGTAAACACTCTATTCAAATTATGCGGTTTTTTCGTAAACGGGTTTTAGACCTTGTTTGGATTTCATCAATGCTTTGCGAAAAACAGAAGTTTGTTTATTGAACAACATGATCGCTTTGTTGGTTTCAACCGCCGCTTTCATCTTATCACCATTTTCATAGCAATATTTGTTCAGAAGCTCAGCAAACGTATCAAAATGTTTTTCCAGGGCAGCATACGATTTTACAACTGCGGCTTCGTCACGCTTCAATAAAGTGTATCCAACGGCGATTTTTTTGGTGGCCTTTGGCCCAGGTTTCTTTCGTGGTTTTGTTTCAACCTCTTTGGACTTGGCTTGAAGGTTCTTTCTGCCTTTAGACGTTGTTTTGGATTGGACTTTCTTTTTAACCATGATAATCTCCTTTATTCTTGGGTTTTAACAATAGCAACAGGTTTGCCATATTCCTCTGCCAATATGATAACCAGAGTGTTTACCATCTTACCAAACCATTTGGTGATTTGGTGAAAGATACAATTTGAATGCATTGTTTTAATAATACCATAAAATTCATTATGAATTGATCCCATTGATTCAATTTTACCTTTATCATCGATATTTAATGATTCCTTTCGATTGAAATCAAGTTGTAGATCAATATCTTCCCAATCAAAAGATTCTATCAATTCCGGTGAGATTCCCATTTGTTCCAACCACTCATGAGCATCGGGAAGAATTATAATGAATGTTTTATTATCTGTGAACAATGTGTTTGATCTATATAAACGTTTACTCATTGATGGAAATAAAGAATCATTTTTAACTTGAAGTTTCTTTTTCAATGGGGGTTTTTTTTGTTCCTGTTTAACCAATAGTTTTTTCCTTGCCATAGTAACCTCTCTTAATAATCATATTGACGATCATACTTATTGAAAAAGTAATTCCAGATATTGACATTGTGAAGATCAAAAGCATAATCTTCAAGGTCATAGTCATATCCAGGAGTATCGAGTTTTTTACCTATATCGACTTGTATAATTTGAAAATAAAGATCCATTGGTTCCCACAGATGACAGCAAAATTTTGGATCGACAAATTCAGGTTGTTTTCCCAGGTGATTTATTCTTTGTTGACTACGATTTAAAACGTGTCGGCATTTACCTGAGAAAACATGGATCTTATTTTTGGGTTTTTTTGCGGATAAAAGTTTGAAATGTAAATTGGTATATCCATTAAAATAATTACAGCAGAAACATTTACCGAATCTGCAAAACCAATCAACACTAAAAAGATCAAGTAACCTTGGGGTAATATATTTTTCTATATTTTTAGGCCAGGAATTATCCAAAGTGGTGTTTGGGTTTCCCTGTAATTCCTCTATGTCTATTTGCCCGTAATGGGCAGCAATGGCAAAGATCTTCTGCTTTCTTTCCTGTTCTTGATCTTCAGTCATCATGCGATAATTGACAAATTTAGAATAGGAAATTTTCAAATGAACTTTTTTCCAATCTGGTAGATTTAAAAATTCGATTTCGTCTTTAATAACCATAAATTTCCCCCTTTTTGATCCAAGTTATTCCATATAAACCGCTTTGTCAAGTTCTGATTGGCCTCCAAAATTTTTCCAATCCGTATTCTCCACGCATTTTTTGATGAATAAATTGTATGAAATCATGATAATTGCATAATCTAATTATGTCCGGTCTTTTAGCAGACTCTAAATGCCAATCACAATATTGCTCCAATATCGGTGCTGTTTCATAACCATCGATTATTTTTGATTGGGTTAGATTCATTTTATATAACTCTCTTTTACATGATTTCATTTTGTTGATTTTCATATCCAGATCTTGATCAAATTTACTATGCCACTTGTTCCAGTATTCTTTTCCTTTTTCTCTGTTATCTCGAAAAAATGAATCAATGATTATTTCCTCATATCGTTTTGATGCATCTTTTTCTTTACTTCTGTAATGGTGTAGTCGTTTTGTAAATTCATCTTCATCTTCAACAAAGTAGGTTTTCAATCCATAACGATTGCGAGACAGAAGTATATCATCAAGTTTCCACTTGCCTTTATAATTATAAAGCCAATTGTTTTGCGCTCCGAATCGTTCAAGGCGATCAGTGATAGCTAAAAACTTGGTCATATCGTTATTACATCTAAATTTTAACACATAGTTTGTTAGTATCATTATTCGTGTGTAGGTATTTGATTCATGATTAATTCTGTGCTTTGAAAAATGTGGATTATCAATATTGTTCCAATAGCGCAAAATGTAATCGGTTGATTCATAATTGAGAGGTTCATTGGAAAAAAATAATTTGAGGTAATCTGAAAGAAGGGATCGTACTCTTTTTTGAGCAACAACATGTCGTGTATTTAATTTCTTTTCTGAAAACATCTTGTTAAAATCAAAATCATAGGTGTGTATACCAACATGGTCTAATAGGTTTCTTCTTTTTTCATCAGGTAAATTGAAAAGATCATAATCAACAGAGGAAATTAATTCATTGAGACCAACAAAGGTTTTGTCTAACAAAGGTTTTGTTTCTGGTTGGGTTGCAGTTAACTTATACCTTGGAATTCTTTTCATAGTATCTTTGTTCCTTTCATTGGAAGAAAAAGAAAAAGTGTCGTGAGAGGCGCAGTTGCGAAGCGACTGCACATCATACGAAGTATGATGTTTTTCTTTAAAGCACTTAGTGGAGAGTTGACTGTAATAGTAGTTAATAGAATATATATAATATATTATGCATCGAAATTTTTGCAATGATCCCTGTAGTTTAGATACCAAATGGTTGCCCCTACCTTCCAACAGGGGCAACCGTTTGCCCTGGAGGGGCAACCGTTTGATATCTAAGTTATTGATTCTGCATTCTAATTTGATTTTGAGGGGGTTGTTCGGAAGGAGGATTGCTTTTTCGTGATTGTCTTTTGATTTTTTCGCATTATCTGAGAATATGTAAAATCTTAACAGTATTTTTCTTTTGACCAACCTCCTAATGGCCCTTTGAATCGATTGTCTTTTGACCTTCAATCGATTAGCTAATGTTGTCATTTTTAAATAAACTGGAGATCCGTTTTTGAAGAAATGGGTGTGAAGGTATTGGATGATTTTCTTTTGGAGAGAGGAGAGTCCTTGATTTTGATAATAGGATGTGGGATTTGAGTTTTCGGCCCAAGGACTATTTTCGATTAATCCTGTGTGATGCACATAAAATTTTAAGTTATTCCAAAATTCTCTTTTTTCATCCCAATAAACACAGTTATTATTAAATAAGTAATTTTTTGTTTGACATTCGATTATCTTTGTATTAAGATCCATCTATACACTCCGATCAAAGTTTCCTTCTGCTGCTTTATTGGAGAGTCAAACCTTTAAACTCCTTTCAGGTTTGATAGTTTTGCCATTCGTTTTTTCACCTCCTTGAGGGGAGATTTCGGGGTTGGTCTCCTGGGTCTCCCTTCATCTCTGCAAAAAAACATGTAATTTTGATATCATATCACAATCCAAGTTAGTGTCAAGAAATTTTATAAGTGCTTAATATAATTAGGAATATTGGCCGTCGACCCATGATTTGACGATATTGCTGTAATATCGGGAAAATTTGGCATCAAATCTCTGTAAAGCCTTGAATCTTGCGCCTTTATGAGCATGGGTGAATGGGATTTTTTTGAAAGGTTCTTTTTCGTAGGTTTTGATGAAGGTGATCAGCAGCAAATGAAGTAATTCTTCCATCGAAATGTACTTTCCGGTTACTTTTTTGGCGGTCTCCTGGGCCAAAATATAAATTTCTGGTTCTACCTCAGTACTTAATAATAAAAGGTCTTTGTGATTTACCTTGATAGAATCTACAGCCCTCTTGAATTTTCCTTTATATAATCTCCTAATGTCTTTTCTTTTAAGGTCTCCCGTTAATTTTCCAATCATTAATTCCTGGAACTGTTCTGTAAATGGGAACCTGTCAGGATCTTGATTAAATCGATTGATCAGTTTTTGTCTCATTTAATTAAAATCCTTGACAATATTATGGGGTTGCATTTAAGGTTGCATTTAAAATAATAATAGGTTATCGTTTAAAATTATTGATTCAATTGAGGGGAAAAATGGCAAAACGACTGAATCTTACGACCAACCATACCTCAGACGAAAATAAACCACAACCCGATTTTTTAACCAAGGAAAAACTCTGCATGTATATGCAAAAAGGGTTAGACCTTGATGATGCTGCAAAGCTGTGTGGTATAAGCCCTTACATGCTTTCTGTGTATCGCTCAGACGTTGAATTTGATGAGTTTGTGCAGGAATGCAGCGTCAGGTGTGAAGAAGCCAATCTTGATAATATTAAAGATGCTGGTGATAATGGATTGTGGAATGCTTCAGCGTGGATCTTGGAACGGAAATTTCCTGATAAATGGTCAAAGAAAGATACGGTACGTCATGAGTACGATGTTAAATTATCTTCTTTGGTTAAATTGATCTTCAAAGCGGTTAATGAGCTTGAACCATTCATTCGTATGTCGGTTCTCCAAAAACTTAATGAGCTTGATGTAGATAGTGAGATTATAAATTTACAGAAAAACAAATTATTGGAGTATGAAGTAAGCGACAAACAAATGAAAGGACAAGCAACAGGTTAATGGGAACTGTTTTTGATCAAGATATTCGGAAATTTATTAAGGGATCTATTGCTGAGATTACCTCCTCTATAAATATTTCTTATGAAACACTTGTTCCTAAAAAATCTGAATGGTTTGTACAAAACGTATTAAAAGATAACAAAGGTGAATTGGTTAATAATGAAGGAGTGCATAATGTTATGCACCGTTACATTCGATATGCCAATTCAAAAGGTTTCAATAAATATCTTATTTTAGGGGCATTCGGTCATGGTAAGACTGAGCAGATATGTACTGGATACCTCTTATATCGAATTGCAAAAGATCCAAACATCCTCATTAAGATAGTTCATGTTTCTGAAACTGAAGCAGTAAAGAGATGCAGAGCTATCAGAGACTACATCCAAAAGGATGAAGACTTTCATCGTGTTGCCCCTCATATTCAACCTACCCCGATTTGGGGATCTCAACGATTCACAGTAAAACGAAAAACAATGGTTAAGGATGGTACAGTTGAGGCATACGGTGTTATGTCTTTAGCCATTGGTGGTCGTGCAAATCTCATTGTTTTCGATGATCCGCAGGATTTAAAAACCGCAGTACTTGAACCTACCACAAGAGTTAAAATAGAAGATATTTTTAAAAATATTTGGTTGACTCGTTTAATACCACAAGATTCAGAAGTTTTGGTCATGATGAATAAGTGGCATGAAAATGATTTAGCTTCAATGATACAATCAAATCCGATCTGGTCATGGATGAGCATTGCTTGCACAGAAGATAAAAAAAACCTTATTTATAAGGATTCTTTTGGCAGGGAAATGGTTTTTCCAGTATGGTCTAAGTTTAATGAAAAAGATCTTATTATAAAACACAAGGAGTTGGGAACCAGAGACTTTGATCGTGGTTATCGTTTAATTCCCTACACCGATTCAGATAAAACCTTTCCTAATTTTCTCAAATGTTGTCATTACGGAATCTCTCCCAAAGCGCCTATCGAACATGAATCAAATTGGTTGTTTATTGGTGGTATTGACTTTGCAGGATTGCAAAGACCAGGAACGGTGATGACCTGTTTGGCAGTTCATAAAAAATCAGGTTTAAAAGTTCCGCAAGAAGTGGTTATGCTAAGAGGTTCGGGAGATGTTACTGAATATATGCTTCGTTGGTATCGTAGATATGGTTGTGAATTGTATATGGCTGAAAACAACGGTGTTCAAGAAGCATTGATTGATATGTTAATATCTTCTTTAGGTGAAGATAAGTATAAGCGTTTCGGAATTAAAATAGAACCTTTTCAAACTGGACGTAACAAAGCTGATTCAATTATAGGATTACCAAGCATTGAAAAAGAACTTGAAAATCAAGAATGGATGTTTTGTTTTCCTGATAAAGTGGATATGACTTCATTGGATGAAAGAAATCCCTGGCATAAGTTATTTCAGGAATTTAAACATCATCCATTTTTTGAAACAACAGATATTGTTATGTCTCTTTGGTTTTGTAGAGAAGGTGTTAAACAATTATTCCGTAAATCTAACGGCCCGAATGTTTATTAGCGTTAAAACATACTTCTGTATGATGGCGTAAGGGAGATAATTATGCGATTAGGCCCAATTGAAATTAATTTTAGAAAAAAATCGTATGAACAATTGTCAGCTATAATCAGGAGAGAAAAAGGAGAGGGTGCGGTAAATTTAAAGAATCAACCTTCTATACAATTACGGGAATACAAGTCATGGGCTTATTCTTGTGTTAGTTTGATTTCAGATCGTGTATCCACATTGCCTTTTTCTTTTTATCGAAAGAGTACCGGAGAAGAACTGACAAAAACGAGTAAAGGTTATAAGTCATATACCAAACCATTCTTTAATCCTAATCCATTAATGAGTTTTCGGTTTGTAAAAGCATGGTGTCAGATCCAGTTGGATATGTGTGGTATGGCTGCTTTGTGGAAAGGATATAATAGACTTGGGCAGGTATGGGAAATTTGGCCTTTGAATATGAA